GCCTACTACCGCAGCAACCCAGAGGCTCGAGCAAAGAAAAACGCAGCGCAGCGCAAGCGCAACAAAACCCCCGCTAATCGCGCCTACCGGTCAGAGCTGAATGCAGCTCGACGTAAGGACGGTAACTACGGCAAAGGCGGTAAGGACTACAGCCACACCAAATCCGGACGCATCGTGCGCGAGAGCGCCAGCAGCAACCGGGCACGCAACGGGTCGGGCGGTAAATCGACCAAGAAATAGAAATTAAATGAGCCACCGATGGAAACTCCCCGAAGCCTCATGTATGACCTCCTCACGTTTCGCGCATCTGATGCGAAGCGAATGTGGAGGGAAAACATATTTGCTCGGGATGGATACAGATGCACATATTGCGGCTCGACTGAAGACTTAACTATTGACCACATCCACCCCCGCTGTGCGGGAGGTGCAAGGTGGGACGCTTCCAACTGCACGACTGCTTGTCGTTCCTGCAATCAAAAGAAAGGATCCATGCGGGTGGAAGAGTTCCTGATTCTCTCTGCTTCTTAATTACATGACTGCTACAACTTCCGCTGCTATTGCGAAGAAGACTTCGCCCCTTAATTATCTCGAGCTGGGCCAGGCGCTGGATGCTGCCGCACTGGCTGCCCTGTCTGCTCTGTCTGCTGGTGCCACTGTCCGTGACGCTGCTGACATCCTTGCTGAGGTCTGTGAGCGTGGCAACGCCGTGACTGCCAGGACTACCGGCCTCGCTGAATCAACTCTCGCCTGATAACCATGCCACAAGGAAAAGGAACCTACGGATCCAAGATGGGCCGCCCCCCTAAGAAGAAGAAAGGGGTTAAGAAATGAGCCTCTATCGCAACATCAACGCTCGCAAGAAGGCCGGCACTAGCCGATCCAAGAAAAACTCGACCGTCTCCAAAAAGGCCTACGCCAACATGAAGGCAGGCTTCCCTAAGAAGAAGGCCAAGAAAGCTTAAGCAAAACCAGTGGGGCGAAATGCCCCACGAGTATTTATGTCTGTAGAAGTACTAGACGCCAAGCTGAGGGAAGACTTTCGGGTCTTCCTGACGCTGGTGTGGAGAGAACTAGATCTCCCAAAGCCCACACGGGCGCAACTAGCAATCGCTGAATACTTACAACACGGTCCCAAACGATTACAGATCAGTGCTTTTCGTGGTGTTGGTAAATCCTGGATCACTGCAGCTTTTGTGCTCTGGATTTTATATTGTGACCCTGATCGTAAGATCATGGTTATCTCTGCTTCTAAGGAGCGGGCTGACAACTTTTCCATCTTTTGCCAGAAGCTCATTCTAGATATTGACTGGTTATCGCATCTTCGCCCTCGCGACTCTGACCAGCGTTGGTCACGTATAAGTTTCGACGTCGGACCGGCCAAGCCTCACCAGGCTCCGTCCGTGAAATCCGTTGGTATCACTGGGCAGATGACCGGAAGTAGATCAGATGTACTAGTATACGATGACGTCGAGGTTCCATCCAACTCGGCCACAGATTCCCAGCGCGAGAAGTTACTTCAGCTCGTATCTGAAAGTGAATCAATCCTAACACCTAATGATGATTCCCGAATACTCTTTCTTGGGACTCCGCAGTCGACATTCACTGTTTACCGAAAACTTGCAGAACGCTCCTACCGCCCGTTCGTCTGGCCTGCACGCTACCCACGAGACACCAGCAAATATGAGGGCCTACTCGCACCGCAGCTGGTCGCAGATATCGAGAACGGCGCAGAGGCGTGGACACCAACCGACACTCGATTCGACGAACTTGATCTGATGGAGCGCGAGTCGGCCATGGGCCGCTCGAACTTCATGCTGCAGTTCATGCTCGACACGAGCCTGAGCGACTCCGAAAAGTTCCCCCTCAAGTTCTCAGACCTGATCGTCACGCCCCTGGGCCACGAGTGTGCAGAGGCCTATGCGTGGTCTTCTGACCCGCGCTACATGGTCAAAGACCTAAACCCCGTAGGACTGCCCGGAGACCGCTTCTACGGCCCCATGTTTATCGATGAGGGGATTGTCCCCTTCAGCGAAACAATCGTCTCCGTCGACCCCTCAGGACGCGGTACTGATGAAACAACTGCTGTGGTGTTATCGCAGGCTAACGGTTATATCTTTGTTCGTGATATTTACGCTTCCCGGGATGGTTATTCTGATGCCACCCTATCTAGCATTATCAGGCTTGGCCGAAGATATAAGGCAACACGCCTTCTCTGCGAATCCAACTTCGGCGACGGAATGATCACCGAACTCTTCAAACGTCACATCACACAGATGGGTGGCGGTATGGAGATCGAAGAAGTACGCGCGACCACTCGCAAAGAGGAGCGCATCATCGACACACTCGAGCCGGTCATGAACCAGCACAAGCTGATCGTTGATCCGAAGGTCTGGGAGTGGGACTACGCCTCTAATCCTGATGCACCTCCGGAGAAGCGCCTCGAGTACATGCTCGGATACCAGCTGAGTCGCATGTGCCGCGAAGCCGGTGCTGTTAAGCACGATGACCGGGCCGACGCCCTCGCACAGGGTGTCAGGTACTTCACTGATGCTGTCGCTTTGTCTGCCACAAAGATGCAGGCACAACGCCGACACGAAGAGTGGGCAGCAATGCAATACGCCTTCGACAACTACGCACAAGAGGCCACAGATGCACTAGCTACTGGTAGAGCCTTCAAAGAGCTCAAAACGCAGGTGGACACTGGCATCTACGAGTGGTAGTCGAGAGTGGCGTCAGTCACAAGGAAAGACATGCTCTTTCAGGTCCTGGCTATGACCCAAAACTGGCAAATGGTGGAGTGGTGCCCGCCTGTGGATTTGCGGTGAAAGGCCCTCTCGAAAAACATTGGGCCTTTTCTTCAAACACACAAACACCAAACAACTAAATCAAGACTGAGCGGGTGAAACTCCTGGGGTTGACGACTTGTCCCCGAATAGAGATCTCAGATCCCTGTCCATATTCAAACCCTAGTGTTTACTAAGTCGGCACATCTGCCGTAGGGAGAGAGCACACAGCTCGATCCCCCAGGCCTGGGTGAAGGTGACACACAAATCACAACACACACCAATCACCAAACCCACCTACATAGTATTTATTAACTATGAAACCAACACCATTTCCTAGTAATGGTAGAGGTCTCTATGTAGAACATCATAGGATGAGAGAGGGTAGTAATTACTTTGTAATTCTCTACAAGAACTCATGTAGATGTGTTCCTGATACAGATCCCAAGGATGTGTGGAGATGTTTAGGAGTAGCAAAACATACTGAGACCGGTAAAGAGCTCAAAGAATGGGCTGTGGAGACTGCTGAGAAGTGTCTTCCAAAACCAGAACTAGATAAGCAAGAACTAATGGCTAAAGGCTTTGGTCCTGAGAGCCATCCAGAAGACCCCACAACGCAGACAAAGATGATCACATGACCATGCCTACCCCCGAGCACCGGGAGAGGCTTCTAGAGGCCCTCAGAGCGGCTCGGAAGGCTAAGAACCCCTACCTGGTGAAATCAATCACAGCGGCTCTAGAAGACCGCGAATATGACCCGATTGCAGATCTCCCGAGCATTCACCCGGAGGTGGATGACTTCTGGCGCTTTTGAAGCCGTTGAAAAAATCTCAGGTAGCGCCCACCCCACCTCGGTGACCTAGCGGTCCCCTCGGTGGGAATGCAGTCCGGATGCCTTGCGAACTTTGCTCGCGCAAACCTGTCGGGTATGGCGATCGGCTCGCCGCAGACGGTGCAGTGCAGGATTTTCATGTTGCATCTGGCCAACTGAGAGTATTTAACCACAAATTTGCGAAGGGGCACCTATTAGCGCGCGCGTCGCGTCTCCCCCCTAGCCCCCTTGTTGATTCTCATTTGCAACTACTATTGAGAAAATCGATGGGTGGGGGGTAGATCCAGAGGGTGGGGTACCCCAGATCCCAGTGGTGGAGGGGGTTCTCATCAGATGTCTGATCTGATGGACACGCCCAGACACGCCAACAGGTAACGCGCGCACGCACGCGCACGTGTACGCACGCGCACGCATACGTGCAGGCGCGCGCATCTTTCCGCTCCCATCTGTGCGCCGACCCTCACCATCACAT